CGTAACGCGATGTAGCATAAAGCTAGGGAACAACGCCGCCAAGCCACGTTTTTTCACGACCTGTACCGGCTCCCTTGACGACAGAATCTCGAGTTCGCCGCCATCATAGTCGTCGGGGTCGCTCAACTGGATGACAATAGATATCTTCCTCGGCGCGATGTCTGTCGGACCTGCGTCCTGATGCCAGTCATAGTGGCCCTTCTCGCTGGCATAGTATGTCGTAAACTGAAGTGCCTCGCAGAGACCGTGAATGTCGAAGCCGTAGAATTGGCCGTTAATGTTGCCGACGATGTGAGCGACCCTGTCGAATATCCACTCTGTTTGCTGGTTGTAGTGCAGCCAAGAGACTTTTGAGGAACGATAATCTTCTGATAGTTGATTGTCTCCTATGACCGCCTCCGACTCACCGATAACGGAGGCTAACTTCTTGATCGCCTCAATCTCTTCTAGCGATACGGCATCCCCCCAAGTCGTGAACGGATGGTTTCCGTAGCCCTGCGATGGCATGGGCTTGAAGATATAATGCGTCACTGACGGTTCCAGTTCACTATGATTTGCCCCGATGTGGCGACCGACACGGGATATGCCGTCCGCATGATGATTGCAGCGTTCGCGTTCGTTGTGTTGGCAGCAGAACCGGGATTGCCTGCGGTACCCGACGTTGCTCCGGTCCCCGCTGAACCCGAAGTCCCGGGGTTGCCATTCGCGCCAGCATTCCCCGGGCTACCTGCATTCCCGATAGTGGCCCCTGTGCCAGCTGACCCGGCCGTCCCGGGGTTGCCATTCGCGCCTGCGTTACCGGGGCTTCCAGCGCCTCCGGGGTTGCCAACAGCGCCGGGGTTTCCATTGGCCCCTGCGGTTCCAGCGTTGCCGGGGTTACCAGCGGCGCCAACAGTAGCGCTTGTTGTGCTGTTTCCTCCAGCCCCTCCAGCGCCCCCATTCCCCCCACCTACTACACTGGTTCCGGCTGTTCCGGCGTTTCCGGGGCCAGTAGGCTGATTGAGCGTCAGGCGACCCGTTGGTGTACTGTTAAGTGGGTGAGCTCCGCCGCCAGCGCCGCCACCGCCACCGCCGCCGGTACCGGGATTACCGGATGATCCAGCATTTCCGGGGTTGCCAGAACCTCCAGCCGTACCGCCAGCACCTCCAGCGCCATTGTTACCGGGGTTCCCGGCGTTGCCCGGCGTGCCAGAGTTTCCAGCAGCGCCAGCATTTCCACCCGCCCCACCAGCGCCGTTGTTGCCGGGGTTGCCAGCGTTCCCTGCTGTCCCGGGATTACCTGCTGACCCCGCTGCACCACCAGTACCGGCTGCTCCACCAGCAAAGTTTAGCGAAAAGACAGATGACGCCGCCCCAGTCGAGCCAGATGTACCAGCGCTACCAGCGCTACCAGCGTTGCCGGGGTTTCCAGCCGCCCCTGCTGTAGCCCCTGTCCCCGCCGCACCTGTGGTCCCCGCAGTACCAGCCGCGCCAGCGCCACCGGGGTTCCCTGCTGCGCCAAGATTCCTACCAGACCCAGCGGCGCCGGTGTTGCCAGCCACGCCAGAGCCGCCAGCCCCTCCGGGGTTACCTGCTGCGCCCGGGTTGCCATTCCCCGCTGCGCCGCCTGCACCACCATTATACTTTGTGCTGGTGACGTTTAACGGAAAAAACCCGGTTGAAACGTTGTAACCTCTCGACCGGGCACCGCCGCCCGGTCCCCCACGGCCCGTACCGGCTACACCAGTCCCTGCTGGAGCGGTGAATGTGCCAGCAAAGTTGTGCAGTATGGTATTATTTACGACGGTAAAAGATGTATTGCTAGCAGCGCCGCCAGCACCAGCATTACCTCCAGCGCCACCGTTGCCTCGCGCCCCTGCCGCACCGCCTGTACCAGCATTCCCGGGGCTTCCCGGGTTGCCAGCTAGGCCTCTTGCGCCGCCATTCCCCGCTGCGCCGTTGTTGCCGGGGTTGCCAGCGTTACCTGTTGCACCCGGGTTGCCAGCTAGGCCTCTCGCACCGCCCGTTCCAGCAGCGCCATTGTTGCCGGGAGTCCCGGGGTTCCCAGCGTTTCCCGGGGCGCCCTTACCGGCGACTGACACCGCCTGAACGCCGAACGGTGATGTGAACGTGCCACTTGCGTTAAAGGTCGCAGAGCCAGCGGGAACGATTGTCCTTCTCAGGAGGCTGGAGGTGGCGATGGGCATGGCTTACCCCTCGAAGTTAGCCAGCGCTGCCCAGTCAATCGCCTTGATCGCGTCCACACCGTACACGAGGACTGTCTCGCGCGGAGGCACGTCCTTGAAGTCGAACGCCTTGTCGTAGGTCACAAACGGGAAGTCCGTGACGTTGGCAGCGTACGGGGTGTTCGCGAAGGTCTCGTTCGCCCAGTTGATGCAGATTTCATGCTGCGCCGGGTCTGCATAGTGCATATGCGAGAACTCGATGCCGCTGGCCTTCATGTGCTGAAAGGCCTCGTAGGACTCGAGCGCCGACGAGTTGAACCCAGTGTACAGGTAGAAGCTGACGTTTGCTCTATGTGCCATCCCACTCTCCTTTCCTTACGACACGTTGGCCATGGCAAAAGTTCCGAACCACGAAGTTCCCGCGTCCACGGTGAAGAACGTCAAGACGTCTATGTCATTGGCGCCTGTGGACAGTGTGGGGAGTTGACCTTCAGTATACAGAGCCCCAGTGAAAGTCGCGGTCCTGTTCCCAGAACCATCCTGACGAAGAACTACCACAACAGGCCTAGAGTATCCAGACGACGGCGGGTTCGTGAAGGTGAACGTCACGTTGTTGCCGAGAGTGATGTCGAAGATGTTCGAGAGGCTGGTGTCGATGTTGTAGGTTGATGCGGAGACTGTCCCGACCGTCGTGATGGTCTCTTTGTAGGCCTCGAGCGTCGAGTTGTCGATTGTGGCCGTGACGCTTCCACCAGAGATCGAAACGCTGGACGAGTCCTGCGTAGCTATAGTGCCTAGACCAAGGTTGGTACGGGCCGTCGATGCGCTAGCTAGGTCAGACAGGTTGTTGTCTGGCTGGAGTATGTCGGCTGCGATGGCCGTAATGTAGACGACGGCAGTGCCGCTCAGTGTGATTGCAGCGCCGCCGGATGAGCTTTCGCTTGGTGTGCGAGACAGAGTTGTACCGGATGACGTGTACGTTCCGGTGCCGATCTCCCAGTTGTTCCCGTCCTCAATGACGTAGCGAACGACGTTGGTGTTCACCACACCTGCGGCGGCGAATGTCTGGTACCCGGCTACTGCTGACCCGAGCGTGATCGTGCCCGTGCCCGTAGTAGCCGTGGACATCTTTGCACGGTTGACGAGTACGGTCATGGCTGATCACCTACGCGATACGGATGATGGCGTTGCTCGCATCGGCGGTGGGGAACTGGATGGTGAACGTTCCGTTCGTGGACGTCTTGTCTGCACCAAAGTCGAGAACACAGACAGAGGGATCGCCAGCGGCGGTGTCGTTGTAGATCAGGGCGCCACGAGCCGTGATCGTGGCTGACGTGAACGAGAGATCAGCGAAGTCCAGAAACGCCGTCGTCCCGCTGGTCGTCGGAGTGATGTTCGTCAGGGCACCGCCGCCAGCGCTATAGGTGCCAGAGTTGCCAACCTCGTTGCTGGCTGTGTAGGCGGTCGTCGCTGCGGTGAAGGATGCGTTGTTGTCGTAGAGCGCCAGCTTGAACGTGTTGCCGGTCGATGCCGTGAAGTTGTGTACGGCCTGCAAGATTTCCTGCTTGAAGGACGTGCAGAGGAAGTTTCCCGTGAAAGCCATCACATTCTCCTTAGCTGTTCAGCGAGATCGGAGAACCCTGCCTCGCGCACCGTGTTGCTGACAGTCTTCCTGTCTTCCTGAACGGCCATTGTAATGTAGTTGCGGACAACCATCAACATTCTTCCCCTCAGCGCCAGAGCCTGCTCCCTGATCTCCGGGGGAGCCCCCTCGGATACGCTGATGAGCTTGTTGACGCACATCTCCGCGATGGCATCAGGTGAGTGCCCGCCGTTCGAAGAGGCGAACACCAGAGGTGAACTCATGCTGAATGTAGCCGACTGAGAGATCATGCTGCGCTACCGACCTTATACTGCCCGTCGCGGTAGTCGTCGCGGCTCGAGCGGATGTCGATCCCGAAGAGATTGGACATGGCCTCGTTATAGCGCGCCGTGTACATCTGCATCAAGTCCGCGTCGCCCTTGAGGTAGGTGTAGGCCTCGATGAGACAGCCATAGAGCAGAACCGTCTCAGCGTTGTCGCCGAACCAAGACGTGCCAGAGGTGTTCAGCACAGAATTGACGGGGATGGAGAAGAGCGAGCCCCCGCCAAGCGTGGCGTTGTTGGCCGCGAGAGTATCCCCGGCGACGTACAGGGCTCCGGGGTCAACAAGATCGACAGCGGACACAACGCCAGCGCCAGACACTGTGATGTTGGCCGTAGCGCCAGAGCCAGAGCCGTTAGTCAACGGCACGTTCCAGTACCGACCCGGGGTGTAGCCACTGCCACCGGCAACCGTACCAAGCGCGGAGATCGAGGACTGCACAATCGACGGGGGGTCGTAGTAGTAGTGAAGCTCGACGGTCAGATTGGCGCCGGGCGTGGGGGCCAAGATGAAGTTGCCTTGCGCAGAAACGGACCCATCGCCATCGAACTGCGAATAGTACTTGGGCACCCCGGTCGATGAAGGAGACGGGTACGCCTCCCTCATGAAGTTCACATCCTTGTCGATCAGGTAGCTGTAGTTCCCGTTGTTGTCGATGACAGCAAGCGAGAAGACCGACAGGAAGTCCGTTGGGCGCTGAAGGTACGGGTTTGACGCCACCAGCGTGGATGTCGCGTTCTTGCGTAGCTCCGGGATCATCACGGAACGGACGATCCTCTCCTCAGCCTGACGCACAAACCGGGGGATGCTGGCGACGAACGACGTCTCCGAGCTTTCCGTGTAGTTCTGGATGGCGTCACGAAGCTGAAGATAGTTCATTTGAACTTACCCGTTCTTGGTGAACCGCAGGCCCTTAGTGGCTGCACCGCCGCCACGCATCTTGCCGCCTTTGGCCATCTTCATGGGCTCGACGTAGCCGCCGCCCATCATCTTCTTGGCCTTGCCGCCCTTGGCCATCTTCTTCGGACCACACATTGCCATGTCAGGCTCCATTCGTTGTGACGACGAGAACTGTCCCTACGGAAGCTACCATGTATTGAGCAGGGTTCCAAACGGGATTCCAGCCCCACAGGGCGTTGGCCTCTGCCTGACTGGTGTCCGGGCGGGGATCGCGCAGGGACTGCGGATCGTTGATCTTCACACGGCCAAGAAAGTTCTGCGGCTGGTCGGGGTCGGCGACGTCTTTCCCCACACGGAAGCCGGTCTTGGTGCCGTTGTTGTACTCCCAGACAAGCTCGTTCAGGGGATAGCGGAACCCCGTCTTGTCGCAGAAGCCGAACGCTTTTGAGCCACGGGCGTAGGCTGGCATCACACACCAAACGTGTAGAAGGGGGCGAACTGGACGGAGGCGCGCTCTTGATCCTCACCGGAAGCAAGGGCGAACTGGTCCTCGTATATCTGGCGCAGCGGCTCAACACGCATCGCTGCATCGGGCTTCTTCATGGCGACGTGGTAGGCAAGCCCGGCCACGAGGGCTGGCACAAAGCGGGGCGGGATCGAGGCGGAGCCACTGATACCAGAGGAGAGACCGTCGATGCCTTTCAGGCGGTAGTAGACCAACGTGTAGGGCGTGGTGCTGTCAGGCACGGGCCATAGCGTGACCTTCGTCTCCGTAGCTAGACGCTGGACGTAGATTTGAGTGGGCCTGCCTTGGGTGTTCTTGTTGGTCTGCTGTGCGTAAGTAGATACGCTGATGCGCTCGAGGGCTGTGTCGATCTGGGAGGTTCCACTTCCGGTGCGTAGTTGGTGCTCGATGATGTCAATGGTATCGGAGGGAAGCGTGTAGGTGTGGGTGCCTGCGGTAAGAGCTTGCGTGCCAGACTCAATAGTGAAGAGATTAAGCCCACGGTTCTGCCACTCCAGCGTGAGGATGTTGAGGCTGCGACGGATGGTCTTCAGGTCATAGCCAGAGCGCATTTCCAGACCGGCGCGCTCATAGGCCTCCTCGAAGAGTTCCGACAGATCGGGAACGACAACAGCCATTACTTGGTGCTCCTGTGTCTCGCTGTCTTCTTGGCGACGCTCTTAGGTTGTGCCACGAACTGCTTACCTTTGCGAGTGCCTTCACGCTTCGCCTTGGTGGTTGCGGCGTACTCAGCGGGGGACAGGGACTTGATGGCGCTCTCGGGGAGGTAGCGCTCCCCAGTGGCCTCTGAGCCCTGCGTGGATGGCTTGCCAGACTTGGTCCGCCACTTCTGCTTGGTCCATGCCTTGAGGCTCTGCTGCGGTCCCTTGAGCGGCATCAGTCCCTATAGCCCCCACCCTTGGCCTTGTATTGCTGTGCCAGCATCTGCGCCTTCCTCGCGCTCCACTGACCCGGCTTCCCACCCTTGCCGCCCGACTTGATGCTCTCGAACAGAGCCTTCCTCATGGAAGGCTTCGTGTAGTTACCAGCCTCATTGACGCGCGACTTGGGCTTGTTCATCAGACCATC